GCACAGACGTTTTAACTTCGGGCGCAAATAGTTGTACTGCTCAGTGCCGATGTAGTTGTACCAATTCTGAGACGTAGAGTTCCCGGTGGCATTAGATCCATCCGGGCTTTCACCGAGGAGTTTCGTATGCGGGATATCGGTCTCAGCGACCAGACGGTTCGATTGCTTGTCGAGAAGCTCGGCGACGCCTTCGAGCGACCGCGATTTGTTCTCGTAGGTCTCTTGATCGGTGTCGATGAGGATCGCGCGAATAACCGACTTGGCATAGTTGATGGTCTCGATGCGGTTCCGAACAACGTCGACCTTGCCCGCCGAGATGAGGTTCGCGAGATTCTTCATGCCGTAGACGTCTACGTTGAAATCCTGAAGGCAAGCCGCAGCCGCATCGTTTGAAATCTCGTAGTTTCTGATCGCATTGTACGGACGATTCAGAATCGAGTCGTGCCAGTAGTTGTTTCGGATGTAGGTTCGGCGCGGGACGAGCTGTCCGTCGAACCGGAGCATGCGGGTCCAGTGGATCGGGTAGCCCTTGAACTGCGAGCCCATCTGGACATTGAGATAGTAAATTCTGGGCATTCCCCAGTTAGGTGAGCCGAAATCGAATTCCACATCCGTCGTGAGAATGCGAAGGTCCCAGCGCGAAAGATCGCGTAGACCGATGACCTTTTCACCAACCTGGAGCGGGCTAGAAGGATCTCGGGTGTCAGTGACGATGTGACAAACTGCACCGCCGTAAGCTCGTCCCCACTTCCAAGACTTGAGCAAAGCGCCTCGGACGTCGAGTTCTTCGCAGCGTGGGTTGATGACTTTTTCAATGTCTTCCTTTTCTACGTTGAGCCAGTCAACCCAGTGACGGAGAGCTTCCTCTGGGATGAGGTCCACGATTCGAGATGGGATGCCTCCGCCGGCGTAAAGCTGCTCGTAGAACTCTGGCGGATGCATCTCCCAGTTGGCGCGTGCGTGCGTGCGTTTGTCAGCAGAGGTCCCGAGCAGGGTCGCGAGATTCGACCAACTATCCATGCGCTGCCCAGGAATCTTTGGCTCGATGATTTTTTTCATTCGTCAATCCTTTTGGAAGCTATTTTAAAATAGTCTTCATCTTTTTCAATTCCGATGAAATCAAAATCATTTTTTGCTGCCACTCCTGTGCTCCCGCTGCCCATGAACGGGTCAAGAACGATGCCGCCCGGAGGCGTGACGAGTTTAATCAGGTAGGACATCAGCGCGGTGGATTTCACGGTGGGGTGCGTGTTGCCGTCACCCTTGTCGGACTTCGAAGCTTTAGCTACATAAAAGAAACGAGAGGCCCCGCCTGAGTCGTTGTGGCTCATGAAATTATCAGTCTTCATCTTGTAAGATTGAAGTGTTATCCCATTACCTCCGTCGGTTCCGGCTGGTTTAGTCCGATGTGGGCGGGTAATTGAAAATCCGCTCTGCTCATCCAGCGCCGCTGCTGCCTCTTCGTCTAAGACTAGGTTCGCGGGGAAGCGGCCCGTCGAGCTGTCGGGTTTTGGAGGCCGTTCGGTATTAGCCCCACTCATCGAGAGATTTTCGGACGCTTTACTCCCGGACTTAGACCAGCCCGATTCAAATGCGCCTGGCACCCGACTCGCATCAATGTTAATCCCGCCTGTCCCGTGCTTTAAGACGTTCGCCGCTACGGTTTTTTCGGAGCATGGCTTCCGTACTAAGATCCAGTGCTCGGACGCTGGCTTAAGCGCAGTTCCCCATCCGGCCCATTGCAAGCCCGCGCCAGCCTTTTCAAGATTCATCGATTTCGGAAACCCAGTCCCGAAGAGGTGCGTGACCACATCCCGCACTTCAAAGCCCGCATCCTCAAGCGCCGTAGCCGTCCAGTGAGACGTGCGAGGGAGCGCCCAAACTAATCCGTGAGCGCCGGGCTTTAGAACGCGGAGGCATTCGGACATGACGGATGTCATCCACTTAATCCACTCATCGCGTCCGCCCTTGTCGTCGTCCCAGTCTTTCCCCATGAACGAGATCCCGGCCGGCGGATCGGTGACAAGAGAATCAATTGAATTCGATTCGATTGAAGCTAGTTTTTCTAAACAGTCCCCTTTTAAAAGCCTCATCGTCTCCCCAGTGCCTCCATAGCTCTCATAGAAGAGGCCATGCGTCCGAAGTAATTCACCGCCATAGTTGCACAATCCACGGTATCGTCGTTCTTGGCCTTTGGAAACTTGGTTATTTCGTTCAAGTTTAAGTTGACCCATGGATGGATCGTCTCATCCGGGTACCAGACGTTTCCAGCATGGTACAGCGGTGCGACAGCGGCGAGGCGAGCGGCCTTTTCAGTTTTCGGGCGGTTGGCCTCGATGCCAGGGAACGTGGCTTTCAGAGTTTCGATGACGGCCGCACCATTTGCATGTTCTTCGATCTCCTTATGGAAAGCGTCAGGATAAAGACCGAACATCCGCTCGAGCGCCTGGAGTTGATCCGCAAAGCCCATTTGTGCGCGTATTTGCGCAATAAGGTAAATGTTAGCACCCGCGCGTCCCCAAGCCTCAACCACTGCAAAGTCATTTTCTTCGCCCTCTTTGTAGGTCAAGTCAGCGAATACCGCGACTTCCTCCATGCGTGGAAGCTCTTTGTAGCGCTTGATCCACTCGCCACGGATGATATTCCCGCCGACCTGCACAGGCTTCCCCTGGTATAGGGCCGACCAAACCATTTCGCCAACTTCTCGACGCATCAGATCGAGAGCAGCGCGGTCGTAGCGGTCCGGGCATAAGGGCTCGCCCTCGGGCCTGCCCATTGGGTCGTTCTTCTCGGCGATGGCGGCGAGGTTGATATACTCCCAGTTTCCCTGCGCTTCGAGCTCGCCGATCATGTCGGCCTCGTGCCAGCGCGTGTGCAGGACAATGATTGAGCCGCCAGGCGCGAGACGAGTTGTCGCGACCGAGCGGAACCAATCCATGTTGCGCTCGCGGATACGCGGAGACATCGCCTCCTCGTAGTTCTTAAACGGGTCATCGACGATGAAAAGATCAGCGCCTTGGCCCGTAGCCGGACCGTCGACACCGACCGAGAGCATCTGCCCTTCGGCACGTGTGATGAACAGGCGCTTAGACTTCGAGTCGTTCTTGATCGGAACGAACGCACGCCGGTTGTGCATGAGATTGTTTTTCACGCGCGATCCCCACGTGTCGGCGTAGGCCTGAGCGTAGGTGCCGAGAATGACTTTTTTATTTGGCCATTGATTCAGGAACCACGTCGGGACCCAGTTGGATATGAGCTGCGATTTACCGTGCTGAGGTGGCGCGGAGACGAGTATCCGTGCGCCGCCTTTATCAATTGCGTCTCTGATTCTAGTTCCGAGGTACTGCACCCACGGATACGCGATCCATCGTCCTTCGCTTGCCCACTCGGCGAAGGTGTCTGGCCACATTCTGACAACGCTCGCTCCGATAGCCTCTTCCATCGGCTCAATCTGGATCTATGATCAGAATGAGCAAAATCGCGGCGATTGCCACGAGCAGAGAGTCGCCGAGTCCGAGCATGATGTCGGAAAGCTCAGGAGTTATCCGCATCAGCTCATCTGTTGGTACAGGTGTTGGACGAGCGGCCACTTGATCGCGCCGACAGACGACTTCGAGGCCTCTTTGGCCTTCTCCCATTTGGCATCGTCAAGCTTTTCGCCGAGCGCGTTTTCAAACGAATGCTTGGCCACGGCTTCGTCGGCGTCGAACGCGTCGTAGTGCTCCATGGCTTGCTTCGCGGTGAACCCGCGACTGATCACATTCCCCTCGGCGCTTCGGAGAACGTAGACTTTACCTTCGCGCTGGAGCGAGTCCATTTTCTGCCACGGTTCGCCTGGCTGCTTTTGCATCGACATCGGAGCCGAGACCGGGCCGTGTTGAGAAGAGTGCGTATGGCCTGGTTCATTGTGCATAGGACCGGTCTCATAGGTGTCTTCCTCGAACTCGTAAAGATGCGTGTGCATCGCTGATTGATCCTTGCAGGGCTTCATGAGCGCGCCGCCCGTGAAGTCGCCGGAGTCAAGGCGATGGCGATGGTCTTCGATGGCGTCGCGGCGGATGGTAGACTTTCTGATTTTCATTTCTCTTCCCCTTTTTTGGCCTTCGCGACTCGAAGGGCCAGTTGCCTTGCGTCTTCTTTTAAAGCTGGATCGCTCATAATAGCCGCCATGTCTTCCAGGCTCATGCCACTCGTCTTTAACTCTCCGGACAGCTCTAGTCGATCATTGAAGAGTTTAAAGTGCTTTCCGAGCAATTCCAAGGCGCGCGTCTTGTCGTGCGTGCGTATCTTTTTGCGGTTCCCGATCTTCACCATTTCGCGGCCCTGGCGCTCCATGAGCTCGTCAGTCTCCATGGACGCAATCGCGGCCTGAGTGCTCTCGTCCATGTCGTGGATGTTCTTCATTGAGCCGTCTTCGGCGTAGGCGTTTTTCAGGTTCATGAACGCGAGCTTGGCCATTTCCGCGATCACGCGCTCAGCGGTGATGCCGGTCTTGGCGGCGTGTTTTTCGAGGCCTTTTTCAATTGCTTGCCGCACCTCAGCATTGTCCAGCATGCGAGGCCCGCAAGAGTGTGCGCTTTTCTCGGAGTACCCGGCTGCGATGGCCGCCCTCGTCGCGTTCTTATCTATTAGATATTCCTGAACAAATGCCCGTTGTTTTGGATTCACAAATTTCAGAATAGGTCAAGTTTGACATGGGGTCAAAGACAAAGGATTGACGAAGGGCTTGACTTCTATAACGCCATGCGATAACCTTGAATTACATTCAAAGTTGAAAACGATAAGGAGACTAATCGTGAAGACTCAATCAAAAGAAAAGATCGAAAAAGCCGCTCGCCTTCATGCCCTGATTCAAGCCCGCCTTCAGTTCGAGAAGGAGGAAGCGGAACTCAAGGATTTCTTCAAAGAAGACATCAAGGACGGCGTACTCGAAGCCGGCGAAATCACCATCATCGTCGAAACGAAGAACCGGACGACGCTTGACCGCAAGAAGCTTCTCGTCGAACTCGGAGACCTGGAGAAGTTCGAGAGCCAGACGCAGTTCAAGCAGGTCACCGTGAAGTCACGGGAGGTCGCGTGAAAAAGCTATCCATCCAAAGCTCCCACGTCGTTGAGCATACGCACGACGAAATCGCCGAGGCGCTTGCGAACATGGACTCAGCCGCGTACGCCGCCCTCATGAAGACCTACACCGAATACCTTGAGTCCGCGTGCGGTAGAAACGGAGCCCGTGCCGAGCAACAGGAATGCCATATCGCCGCGAGCCTTGGCGAGGAAGCCAAGAAATTTTTCAGGAGCGTCGTTACGTTTATCGACATTGCAGAATCGGAGAACAAATGAACCCCACCGAAGTCTCCCACGCTCGTACGCTTGCGTGTGTAAGGGCCTGCGAAGGTATCGATGACCCCTCACTGCTCCCACTCGTCCTGAACTCGCTAGAGGTCCGTGCCGAGAAGGCTGACCACCGTATGGAGGAGCTCATCAAAACGCTTGAGACCGTTCAATCTCATCTGTTTGAGAAGCCTCTCGTGACCACCGGCGACCGTCTTATTTTGCAATTGATTCACGCGACGATTAATAAGGCGAAAGGGATTCACGATGGGCCAACTGATTAGACCTCCGTGCCCACGGTGCAAGGGCTACGGCTCGGTAGAAATCCCCGGGGACTGGAAAGAATGCCCAGTCTGCCATGGAACTGGATTACAAGAACTACAGGAGCTAAAAGATGACAAAGAATCCTGAAGAGAAATCTCCCGGCCGAATCCTGTGCTGGGAGTGCGGACGAAAGCTCTGGGGCACCCGCTGCGAAAAACTGAAAATAGACGGCCACCCGCGCTCGCTTCACATCCAGTGCGCGAAGAATGTGAAACGAAGTCTGAACTTCGTAAGGCGCGGCGACGAGTACGTTTCAATGATGTGGGTCACGGCGGAGCGTTCCGAACCGGAAGGCGGGTAGGATGAAGACGTTAATTAACATCGTGATAGGCTTTCTCGTTTTCGGTGGGATTTTTTGGTTCTGCGTCGAATTCAAAGACGTCGTCGAGTGGGTCGGGTTCGGAATAATAACTCTCTTCATCCTCATGATGATTTGCGGGTTCGCGCACGCCATCGGCGCTGCGATCTTGGAGGCCTTTCGATGAAAACTGCCCTTGAGTATTATGAGGAAACGCGAAGGCTTCCTGAATGGGGCGGAAGCGTTAGTAATTATAAATCGGACGACTGCGCAAATCGGGCGCTGAACAAGATCCGCGCCCTGCTCGCGAAGGGGGCGGGATGAAGAAGACGACGAAGAAAGATCGTGCCGAAGCGCGAGCGATCCTAGAAAAGCACGGTCGACTACTTTA